AGAGGCTGCAAATGACGCAGCAGAGGTAAAGCTGCGTGCCGAACGCAAGGCCGGCGAGATGCTGGCGGCGATGGAGAAGAACGCCGGAGCTGCCACTCCAGGAACGCGGTCACAAGATGTTACCGCGTTGCCGCCATCACTCTCCGACCTCGGCATCGACAAGATGCAATCCTCCCGCTGGCAACGTGAGGCGAAGGTGGACGATGAGACGTTCGAGCAGTACCTAGCATCTTGCCGAGAGCAGCAGCGAGAGATCACCCAATCTGGCCTTCTCAAAATCGCCAACGGCTCGCACGTCTCGCTCAACAGCGGCGAAAACGAGTGGTACACGCCGCCCGAGTACATCGAGGCCGCACGTCAGGCGATGGGAAGCATCGACCTTGACCCGGCGAGTTGCGAGACGGCCCAGGCAAACGTGCGTGCGAAGCGGTACTTCGACATCGAAGACAACGGACTTGAAAAGCCATGGACAGGAAACGTATGGCTAAACCCGCCGTATTCGAAAGACCTGATCGGTCTTTTTGCGGACAAGGTGACGCGAGAATGTTTCGACCAGGCGGTAGTGCTCGTGAACAACGCGACCGACACGGGCTGGTTTCACGCCCTTGCGTCAGTCGCATCGGCCGCATGTTTCTTTCGAGGGCGCATCAAGTTCCTCGACAAGACAGGAACTCCGGCGAACACGCCTGTCCAAGGGCAAGTTGCCATATACGTCGGGCCGAACGTGCACGGTTTCAGCAAGGCTTTCTCGCCGCTCGGGTCTGTCGTGTTGTTTGCAGAGGCAACCGATGCCCGCTAACTGGCACGAACAACGCCTCCGCGAAGAACGCTCGGAGCGGATCAAGGAGCAGGAGGCCAAGCGCGACCCGGAGCTCGAGCAGGCGGTCATCGCCTACCACGCTCACCGGACCAGCGGCGGAACCATGAAGTTCGCGGATTTCAGGATGGAGTGGATCAAGGCGAAGGGAGGCCAGGATGGCCGGTGAAAACAGAATCAAGAAGTTTTTCGCGGACGCTCAAGGAGAAAAGCGACGGCGTGAAGAACAGACGGAGCATGACGCCGAGTGCGTGATGGTCATCGTTCCGCACGTCGCAAAGATCATCGAAGAGGGCCGGAAAAACGGCTGGGATGATGACAAGTTGGCCGGCAGGATAGCGATCCTTGTCTACAGGTCGATGACGAACCTCGTGAAGTGGCGGGAGGATCAAAGCGATGGCCGGTGAATGGCTCGCAATCGACATCGGGCTGCCGGACAAGCCGGAGGTCCAGGAGCTGATCGACCTGACCGGGCAGCCGGTCGAGTACGTCTGCTTCCGGCTCTACCGGCTCTGGTCGTGGGCCGCCGTCCACTGTGCCGACGGCACAGCCCGGATGACCGTCCCGAGGCTCGCGAGAACGTGCGGGGGTGATGAAGCCTTCTGGCGGGCCGTGGCGGCCGTCGGGTGGCTGGAGATCGACGAGACGGCCGCTACCGTTGCTGTCCCCGGGTGGGACCGCCGGTTCAGCCAGGCGGCCAAGGCGAGACTCCAGCACCAGGACCGTGCCAAGGCCCAAAACGAGCGGGATCCGGACCGTCGGAAGCGGCCCGGGACTGCCTGCGCTCAAGCGCAGGCACCTCCTGCGCCGCCGCGCAGTAGAGGAGAGGAGAGGACAGGAGAAGTTCCTCCTCCTCCGCGCGAGGCTTCGCAGGACGGTCCGGCAAACTGGGAAACCCTCCGGGATGCCTGGAACAATGGGCCGGGGAGGAAGTGGAAGCCCGTACAGGCCCCTGACGGGGCCGCAGACAGGCTTTCGGAGCCTGAGTGGCTCACGGATGCCCTGGAGGCGATCGGCCGTCTACGGGCCTGCCGGTACTTCGAGACACCGGTGGCCCTCGGGCAGTTCGTGAAGCCCGGATTTGTCACCAAGGTGCTCGGGGGGCAGTACGACACGCCGAAGGCCAGGCCGGCGTCAGCCGGCCGGCTGGACGAACGGCCGCCACCGCAGGCGTTCACCGGCGACGACGCGGCCCGGTTCGAGGCCACGAAGCGGGCGATGGCCTCCAAGATCCGGGAGGCGGCATCGTGACCTGGAACCAGATCGAGAACCAGCCGCGCGACCGGCGCGGCCGGGTGGCGCTCACGCCGCGGCAGCGGCAGGTGGTATCGGCCATCCGCCGGCTGACCCGCGACCACGGCTACCCGCCGACGATTCGCGAGCTGGCGGAAGACCTCGCTATCGCAGGACCGAATGGCGTGAAGCAACACCTGCGGTTCATGGCCCGGAAGGGCTGGGTGACGTGGAACGAGGGCAAGGCTCGCACACTACGGCTCGTGGGAGAATGACGGCATGGGAATCGTGATCGGGATCGACCCGGGCGTGAGCGGTGCGGTGGCCGCAATCTGGGGAGACGCAATCGAAGCGTTCGACATGCCCACCGTCGAGGTGCGTGGCAAGCGGCACGTCTGCCCACATGGGCTGCGGGAGATCCTCGCTGGCCAGCCAGGCGACATCGACGCCGTCGTGCTCGAGCACGTGCAGGGCGTGCAGGGCACGGGGGCGACGTCTGCGTTCAGCTTCGGCCGCTCCTTCGGTTTGGTCGAGGGCGTGGTGGCAGGGCTGGCCCTGCCGCTCGTGCTCGTGCGACCGCAGGCATGGACGAAGGCCCTCGGGGTGTCTCGTGACAAGGGAGCCCACAGGCAGGCAGCGGCCAACCTGTGGCCACGGCAGGCGTCACTGTTCGCACGGGTGAAGGACGACGGGCGCGCGGATGCCGCGCTGCTGTGCCATTGGTGGATTCGGCATGGGAATGGCACGGCGGTTGCTCATGGGGTCGAGGGCGAGGTCGGTTGACGGGCGTGCGAAAACCCCTAGAAAACAAGGACGAAACGCACATGGCATACGAAAAACACGGGCGAAACGCGGTTTTTGGTCGCGGCCGACGGGTCCTCCCGGCCGCGGCACGCGGCGTGCCCCGGCTGCGAAATCCACTTTTGCCCTGACTCTTCCCTCCCATGCCCCGAAAACCCGCAGTTCCTGGGGCCGTTTCGCACACGGACGACGACCAAAAACGCCAGGCTGAAGCCAACCGAAAGGCTGCCCTGGAGCGGTCCCGCGCCCGCACGCGGGCCGGAAGCGACATCGGCGAGGTGCCGAAGTGCGCCAACCCGGAACGCCGGGCCGCGTGCGAGCACGACCTGGAGCGGTTCCTGATCACCTACTTCCCGTTCTCCACCGGGATGTCGCCATTCTCGGATGACCATCGCCGCGTGATCGCCCGAATCGAAGGCTGCCTGATCGGCGGCGGCCGATTCTGCAACGCCGTCTACCGCGGGTTCGCAAAGTCGACGATCTCGGAGAACGCCCTGCTCTGGGCCACGCTCTACGGCCACCGAAAGTTCGTCGCCATCTTCGCGGCCGAGGCCGGGCTGGCCGACAAGGCGATCACCTCGATCAAGACGGAGTTGTCCGACAACGATCTGCTCTACGAAGACTTCCCCGAGGTCTGCCACGCGGTGCGGGCACTCGAAGGCAAGCCGCAGCGGTGCAACTCCCAGACGTGCGGTGGCAAGCGGACCCACATCCAGTGGAAGCAGGACACGCTCGTGCTGCCGTCCATCGACGGGAGCAAGTCGGCCGGGTCGATCATCGTGTCGAAGGGACTGACGGCGTCGATCCTCGGCCTCCGCCACAAGGCCCCGGACGGCCGGCAGCTGCGGCCCGACTTCACGATCGTGGACGACCCGCAGACCCGCGAATCGGCGAAGTCGCCGGTGCAGTGCAAGGCCCGGCTCGACATCCTGAAGAAGTCGGTGCTGAAACTCGCGGGCCACCGCACGACCATGGCGTGCGTCGTCAACGCCACCGTGATCGAGGTTGATGACATGGTGGACGAGCTGCTCCGCACGCCGGGCTGGCAGTGTGAGCGGATCCCGATGGTCCGGGCGTGGTCGAAACGGCACGAGGATCTGTGGATGGACCGCTATGCCTCCATCCGGCGGACGTTCTCGCGGGACGTCATCGGCGACCAGGAGCGAGCGAAGGCGGAAGCCAACGAGTTCTACCTGGGCAACCGGGCCGACATGGACGAAGGGTGCGTGGTCTCGTGGGAGTCATGCTTCGACCCGGATTCCGAGCACTCCGCGATCCAGCACGCCTACAACGCGCTCATCGACGACGGCGAGGACGTGTTCGCGAGCGAGTTCCAGCAGCAACCGCTGAAGAACGAAGCGGCCAACGCTGGTCTGAAGCCGGAGGACGTCCGGAACCGCATCATCAACGTCCCGCGCTGGACCGTGCCGCGCGGCCTCGACACGCTCACGGCGTTCGTGGACGTCCAGAAGGAGCTGCTCTACTGGGCCGTCGTGGCCTGGGGCCACCAGTTCCGCGGGCACGTCGTGGCCTTTGGCACGTACCCAGACCAGGGCCGGGCCTACTTCACCCTCCGCGATGCAAAGAAGACGCTGTCCCGCGCCCATGGGGCAAACGTCGAAGCGGCGATCCTGGCCGGCCTCGAGGCCCTGGCCGGCGATCTGCTCGAGCGGGAGTTCACCCGCGAGACGGACGATGCCGTCCTCCGCGTTGGCCAGTTGTGCATCGATGCGAATTGGGCACAGTCGCAGGGCGTGGTCAGAGACTTCGCCCGCCGCTCCCGGTGGGGGCCGCGGGTGCTGCCGACCCACGGCCGCTTCGTGGGGGCCAGCGGGCAGACGATCAGCGACAAGGCCCCCGACCGCGGCGAGCGGATCGGGGCCAACTGGCGGACGAGCACGATCCAGCGGCAGCGGCACATCCTCTACGACACGAACGCCTGGAAGACGTTCGTGGCCGCCCGCGTCAAACTGCCGGTCGGCGACCCGCAAGGGCTGACGATCCACGCCGGCGAGCACGACATGCTGGCCGAGCAGCTGTCGAGCGAGGTGCCGGTCCGCGTGGAAAGCCGGCAGCGGGTGGTGGACGAGTGGCGGCTGATCCCCGGCAGGGATAACCACCTGTGGGACTGCCTGATCGGGGCGGCGGTGGCGGCGAGCTACTCCGGCGTGTCGGCGATCGGTGCCGATGGTTCGCCGGCGGCCCCGGCCCGCGTCATCACCGCGGAGCAGATGGCCGCCAGGCGGGCGGAATTGCTGGCCAAACTCGGCCGATAGCCTCGGTTGACGGCTGCGGGATCCGTGCGAGCCTGCGGGTGGTTCGGTTTCACCCTTGCTGAAAGGACTCCAGCATGAAGTTTCTTACGCTCGTGGCCGCCCTGCTCTGCACCACCGCGATCGCACAGGACGTGATCGTGGCCCCGCGGCGGTCGGTCGTCATCTCCGCCCAGGACCACGCCACCGTGATCGCTCGACGTGGCACGCTCGTGCATTCGTCGTGCGGCCAGTACGAGGGCATCGGCTCCGGCTCGACGCCCGATGCCGCTCGGCGGAACTGCTGCTACTTCGGCCGTCGGCCGATCGTCGAGGAAGGCGTGGCCTACTCGCCGGCTCGCCGGCAGTGGTTCGCGGTGATCCGGTATCGGTGACCGCTGGCGGTGGCCGGCCGCGGACGCCCATGCCGCGGCCGGCCTGCCGCCCTGCCTCAAATGAAAGACATCGTTTCCATGCGTGGTGACGCCGAGGTAGCGCGGCTGCGACTCCAGGCGGCGCACGCGGAGGTGGAGCGGCTGCGGCTCACCGACGCGGAGCGAGAGGCACCAATGGCTGACGCCGCCGACTGGCTGCGGCACGCTGTCGCCAGCGGCGCGATCCAGGTCGCGCAACTGGAGTCAGAGATCGAGCGCCTGCGGCTCACCGACGCGGAGCGATTTGTCTTGCGAGAGGTGCGAGACATCTATGCCGACCAGGGCGATGTGAAGTGCGACGAGATAGCGGCGGCCATCGACGGGCTGCTGGAACGGCTGGGCTGAGAACTCCAGCGATCAGCGGCTCGTCCGCTGCATCGCTTGGTTCTGTGAGCGTAGAGAAACGAGGTTGAGCGATGAATGATCGGCGGCTGAATCCATACATCGTCGCTGCGTTGTTTGTGGTGGCCTTGTGGTTTGCCGTTGCCGACACCGTGTTCCGGTTTCGGCACCCTTGGGCCACCGAGACGCAGCGGTTTATTTACTTCCCGAACGCTCTGGCGTTTCAGAAGGTCAATTGCCCGTATGCGGCCACACCCGAGACGAGCGAATAGCCACAGAACACGCAGGATAAGCGGCGGCTTCGCCGTCCGCTTCATCCGCTGGTTCTGTGAGCGTAGAGAAACGGAGGAGCAAGATGGCGCAAGCGAAAGCATGGCGAACCGCGAGGAACGTCAAGGGGTTGCCGCTGATGGAATCCGCACTGGTGATGCTTGACAGCCCGTGGGGATGCGGAGACGACAGAATCACAATCGGGTGGAGGATGGAACGCAACAGGTGGTGCGTTCTCACGCCCGCCGGTTCTGATTCAAGTCCGCGTGTCACCCACTGGAGGCCACTTCCGGCCAGGGCGAAAGTGGGTAGCGAGCGTCGTAAATTGGGTAGCAAACTAGGCAGCAAGTAGCCACAGAACACGCAGGATCAGGAGCGGCGAACCATGGACACTGACAACACGCAGGGCGGTGCCGAGCCGTCTTCTGCATCCGGTGGTTCTGTGTCCATCGGTGAGGCGCAGTGCATGGGGTACGACGAGTGGTATTGCAATTGGTATCGCTGCCCCAGGTGCGAAAAGGAACACATCGCCCGCTCGTTTCGTTACTGCCCCGACTGCGGCGTGCAACTTCAATGGCAGGCGCATCAGCCTCCAGGCCCGTGACCACAGAACAAGTATTCGACGGCATCTTCGCGGCCGAACGGCGCGAAACGGCCCGAGAAAGGCGGCGAAGCGGCGAGTGGACGGAAAGTGACGGGAACCAGTGCCGGAGCAAACGCCATGACCGACTTCTCCACCATGACAGCCGCCGTGATCTTCTTCACCTACGTGGCGGTGGACATCCTCTACGCTTGCTACATCATCTGCGTGGAGCGACGGCAGGCCCTCGCCGCAGCCGGCATTTCGTCCGTGCTCTATTCGCTCCTGGCCTTCGGCGTCATCACCTACTCCAAGAACCCGATCTACCTCGTGCCGCTCGCCTCTGGAGCGTTCCTCGGCACCTACCTCACGGTGCGATTCCACGGCCGAAAACACACGTAGCCGCGGTCTGAAAATGGTGGTGTCCGCTTCCGCCGGAGACCGCCACCATGCACGTCGATCAAGTGTGGGAAGACTTCTACGCGGAACTGGACTCCCTCTCGGACGAGTTGTCCGGCATCGAGTTCCTGTGAGCCACGGCCGGGAACACCTGTGAACGCCGGTACAGTGATGGTAGGGCGAGCCCTCGCCCGACCATCGGAGCCGGCCCGTGGCCAACGAAGACGTCGTCGAAGCGGTCGCCGCGAATCTCGCGCAACCGCGCCGCGCCCGGACGGACGCCGGCGAGGTTGAGCAACACGAGCTCGACCGCCAAGTGGCCGCCGCGGACTTCGTGATCCGCTCGCGTGCCGCCGCCGGCTCGCCGTTTGCGTGTCTGCGGATGGCCCGCATCGAATCCCCAGGGGCGACCGGCTGATGGGCCTGTTCGGCAACCTCCTCGGGCAGTCCCGGCGGTCGCTGGAGGCGACGATCGCCAAGCAGCGGCACGCCGTCACCAACCTCATCCGGGCACGGTACGACGCCGCCCAGACCACGCCCGGCAACAAGAACCACTGGTCGCAGGCCGACCACATGGCGGCCGACGCCGCCCTGTCGCCGTGGGTGCGACGGACGCTCCGCTCCCGTGCCCGCTACGAGGCCGCGAACAACGGCTACCTCGCCGGCATGGTGGCGACCCTGGCCACCGACCTGGTCGGCAAGGGGCCGACGCTGCTCCTCGACTGCGGGCCGGACGCCGATCAGTCGGCCGTCGCCCGCGTGGAGGAGAACGTCTTCGAGTGGCACCAGGAGATCGACCTGGCGAAGAAGCTCCGGACGCTCCGCAGCGTGAAGGCGATCGACGGCGACGGGTTCGGCATCCAGACCACCAACCGCCGGCTGCGGAACGTGCAACTCGATCTCCGGCTGGTCGAGGCCGACATGATCGCCGACCCGGCAAGCCGGTTTGAGTTCGGCGGTGCCGTCGATGGCGTGCGGTTCGATGCCGACGGCAACCCGTCCGAATACTTCCTCCTCGACCACCACCCGGGCTCGCTGCACTTCGGCGTGACGCTGGGCGGCAAGTGGGTCGATGCTCGCTACGTCCACCACTACTTTCACGCAACCCGCCCCGGGCAGCACCGCGGCGTCGGCGAGGTCGTGCCGGCCCTCGAGCTGTTCGCGATGCTCCGCCGCTACCAGTACGCGGTCGTGACCGCTGCGGAGACGGCCGCCGACTTCGCCGCGATCTTCAAGACCACGATGCCGGCGAGCGGCACCGCTGCCGCCCTGCCGCTGGCCGAGACGCTGCCGATCATGCGTGGCATGGCAATGGCGGCTCCCGAGGGGTGGGACGTTGCCCAGATGCGGGCCGAGCACCCGACCAGCACGTTCGA